TTAGGCATCGCTAAAGAATCTGCTAGGTTCCTATTGCCGCTAAACACTAAGACACGCATGTACATGAATGGTACTGTTCGTAGCTGGATTCACTACATACAACTTAGAACAGACCCATCTACACAGAGAGAACACAGGGATATTGCAGAATCAATCAAGTCCCTCTTTATAGACAATTTCCCTAATACATCAGAGGCACTAAATTGGAAAAATGGCTAAATATAAGTTAAGTTGTTGCGGCAAGGTTGTCGATGTTGATAACAAGCCTAAGTGGTGCCTTGCGTGTGCGGAACATAATATAGAAGTTACTGAATTAGATGATGTCTTGTCTCCCTGCCCCTTTTGTGGAGGCAAAGCTGGAGCAGAGTGTTTGAGTTCAATATCTCTGTACTGGTACGAGTGCGAGACTTGCGGTGGAGCTTCTGGCTCCGGTGAAGATTGGGTTGAAGCCCAGAGAAAGTGGAATATGAGAGATGAGTCAATATAAGTTTGAGAAGTACGACGATCCATTTAGAGCGTTTAACATACAAATGTCTATTATATGCGACCTAGAGCAGGGTGGTAAGATAGACGAGAATGAAGCATTTGAACAAGTTAAAGCTTTATACAAGCAGTTCAAACATTACTTCAAACATGTGCATGAAGCTGAGTCAGTAGAGAAGCATAAAAAAGAATACGAAGAAGGCAAATACGAAAAGGAAGGTTGAGGAAGACTTTAATGACTAGCATTGCTTGGGATACTAGATTTTTAGAGATGGCTGAGCTGGTAGCAAGCTGGTCTAAAGACCCATCCACGAAAGTGGGTGCGGTAATAGTGGATGAGGACAGGAGGGTGCTTTCTCTTGGATACAACGGATTCCCTTTAGGACTTTCTGACGATAAAAGACTTGACAATCGTGAAATTAAATATAAAATGATAGTACACGCTGAGTGCAACGCATTGCTGTTCTGCTCAGAACCACCCGTGGGTGCTACAATATATACCTACCCATTCATGCCCTGTCCTAAATGTGCGGGTATGATAATACAAACAGGCATAACCAGAGTTGTGTCTTACAAAAGTAACAATGAGAGATGGAGCGAAGAGTTCGCCCTATCGAGAAACATGTTTAAGGAGGCAGGCATAGAACTGTTGGAATATGAAATTTAAGCTTAGTAAAAAACAATTAAAGTACGCATTAGAACTTGCTATCATGAGACATGACGCAAAACACATATCCTTCAGAAACAAAGACACGAAGAAGTTTATTAATAAAAGCAAAACCAAACTGTCTGAAGACATGAAGGTTGACTTTCAGTATATGGCTCACTTTCTAGGAGTCATTGGAGAGCTTGGGTATTCCCTAGCCACAGGCGAGCCTGTTGACGAGGAGATATACTCCGTAAGAGATTCTGGAGAAGACTTTGATGGCGTTGAAGTGAAGACCATAACGTATATGGGAGCAGGGGAACCGGAGCTTAAAATTCCTGTCAACGAATACGAGGCCAGAACCCCGCCAAAAACATACGCCTTGGTTAGGTACGATAGGGGGAGAAAAGAAGTAGACGTTCTGGGAACGATAACTAGAGAAAGCTTCGACAAACACAAGAAGAAGAAGAAGTACGGGGCTGGAAAGCCTCTAAACTACATAGTTCCACTTTCGGTAATGGAAAAAATGTAATGATTCCTGAAGATTCAGACCCTCAAGAATCTCCTGAGCAAACGATAATAAAACTGGCTGCGATATTAGAAGATCTTGTGAACTCAGGAAAATCTGAATTTGTTGCGAGAGTCGTAACAAAACTTCAACTGGATTATATTGAGCTTGCCAGACTAGCTACTGATGATCAATACGATGTACAGTGGACTCACATTAAGCTCATGGACTTTTTAACAAAAGGCGAATTCTAATGAAACCCCATATAAATGTCGGTGTTTTTGGGTATGGCACCATAGGCAAAAGAGTAGCCGATGCCATCCTATTGCAACCAGATATGAACCTAGTAGGGGTCACTGCTAATAGCTACAATTTTAAGATCAAGACCGCTCACGAAAAGGGCATCCCAATCTTTTCTGATATTGAAGGATTTGTACATGTAGAACATGGGCTGCGAGTAGCTGGTAGCGTAGACGACCTGATAAGCAAAAGTGATGTAATTGTTGACTGTACACCAAAAGGTGCAGCAGAAAGAAACACCTCTAGATATAAGAAGTACAATACCAAGGCTATATTCCAAGGTGGAGAGCCAAGCTCATGTGGGAAAAGCTTTGTGTCTCAATGCAATTACGAAGATTGCGTTGGTCATGAGTTTATTCGTGTTGTAAGCTGTAACACAACAGGGCTTTGTAGGACTCTAGACGCATTACATTGGAAATACGGGGTAGATAAAGTTCATGCAACTATGATACGAAGAGCTGCTGACCCTTGGGATATATATCATGGCCCCGTTAACGCCCTTGTTCCGCACTTAATCGTACCATCCCATCACGGGCCAGACGTAAGAACAGTTCTTGAGGATATGGAAATTTTTACAACTTCAATATCTGTACCAACCACACTGATGCATCTCCACAGCATAACGGTTGATCTTAATAAAAAGCCTAGTGTTGATGGTGTTGTTGGACTTTTTGATGCATCTACTAGAGTCAGGGTAGTCAAAAACTCTGACGGCATACGATCTACCGCTGAGATTATGGAATACGCAAAAGACTTAGGGAACAGTAGGGGTGACATGCCAGAGGTTTGCGTTTGGGAGGAAACTATGGGAGTTTGGGGGAATAAGCTTTTATACATACAAGCTGTTCACCAAGAAAGCGATGTTGTCCCAGAAAACATTGACGCTATAAGATGCCTCATGGGAACCGGCTCATCAGCTAGCATTGAGTTAACAAACAAAACTTTAGGATTATTTTAGAGATTTCGGTTGCACTTCGGTACTCCACATGCTATAATAAAGCATGAGAAAGTCGGTCTTTATTGGAAAGGTATAAAAATGAACCTTAGAGAAATGGCAGAAGCCCACCTGAGAAACGTTGAACAACAGATTCAGGAGCTTCAGCAAAACAAAGCTCGTATCGAGCAGGACATTCAGACATTAAGTGACTATCTGCAACAAGGCGTTGCCGAGCTTAATGCTGGTAATCAGGACGCTAACCCAGAACAGGCAATGAACCAACAGGGTCAAGATTTTATTGACGGAAAACAGGTATCCCCTAGCATTCCGACATTGACACTGCCTCAGCAAGGTTAGTAATTTTAGGAGAAGTTTATGATGAATAGTAGCGAGTTTTACGACAAGCTTTCCCAAACCTCTGCCACGTACAACTGGCAGGTCAGTGATAAAAAAACTATTACTGCAACAGGTAAGCGTGGGAAGGTTAAAGGAGAGTCACTAAATCCTGTGACAGCAGTTGCATATAAGCAAGGCAAAGGTGTGTTCGCCTCAAACAAGCGCGGAACGCAGCAAGCAGGGAAGGCTCTCGGTCTTACTAAAACGTTTACTGAAAATCTTTATGAAGCCACGACAAACAAGTCAAATCGTGGTCATAGTCAAGTAGTTCGTGGAAAAATTCGATCAGCATTGGAGATCTAAATAGTATGAATATTAATCAACTAGTAGTAGCAGGCCGTCTAACCAAAGACGCCGAAAATAGCCAAACCCAAAAGGGTACTTCCATGTCAAAGTTTCGTCTGGCAGTAAACGATAGACGTAACGACGACACTCTTTTTCTCAACGTCCTCTGCTTCGGAAAGATGGCTGAAGCGCTTGGGCCACACCTCAACAAAGGACTCCTAGTAGGGGTTCAAGGTAAGCTCAAAATTGACGACTATGAGGACAAGGAAGGCACCAAGAGAACCTCTGTCTGCGTGATGGCTGACGATATTTCTCTAGGCCCTAAAAATGGTGACGGTGCATCAAAGAGTAAGAGTTCTGAATCTTCTGATGAATCAGTACCCTTCTAATAGAAAGTTGGTGAAAATCTCTGCCCGACTTTCATAAGGTCTAGCCCAGCCTTGCTAATTATATTAGTGAACTGGGCTTTTTTTAATTTTAATTCAATAATTGGGTTGACAATTGCCGATAAACAAGGTATAATAAAGTATAAATTGAAACCTTATTTGGAGAACCTAGATGAACCCTCAACCAGAAGCTTGGTTGGTAAGCTTAACCTCGATAGCAGTCGTATATATTACCCTCTGGGCGATATTTTCCGGCATGCGTGAGCGACCAACCCCTATAAAACCAGAAGAAAGCAAGAAACCTGTCGATGACTGGAGCTTGTTTGAAATTGGCCGGATATACGACAAAGATTAGGTTGTATTTCCCTAAGCAATAGGATCTACTTGATCTTGGGGTAATTATTTGTTAACGGAGTGGAACAGCAAGTACATTTTTTCAACATTTCAATAAAAAATTTTTGGAATTAGCACGATGAGTATTTTGGATCAGTCTCTTGGTATAGCAGAGGACATACTACCATCAGTAACATCAAAGCGAAAGAAAAGTTCAGCGTTCCACTTCGCCTTTGGGTTTAGAAAAAATAAACTGATTGCGATTGGCCAAAATGACCCAGAGAAGACCAACGCAAAGGCTGTCAGGCTATCAAAAAGGTTTAAAACTGATATTAAATACCCATATATGCACGCCGAGACAGATCTAATCTCTAGACTGTGGGGAAAATATTATATAGACAAAAACCTTTCAGTGGTAGTCGTGAGGCTAAACAGGAATGGCGAATTAAGAAACAGCAAGCCTTGTAAGAGGTGTAATAAAATTCTAAAAGCGTTGGATATTACTAAAGTATGGTGGAGCACAGACTATGGATTCGATAAACAGACTTAATGGAACCAGAACCTATTTAGTTGGGGCAATGGATCGTGTTGCAGATTCCGGCTCAGGGTGGAGGAAAAATATCACCCCACCCCTTGAGCAAATGGGCGTGACTGTTCTTAACCCTTGCAAGAAACCGATTGACGTTGGAGTCGAGGATGACGACTCTAGGTACTGGATGGAGCACTACAAGGAAACCGGACAGTTTGATAAAATTAAGCAGGAATATGGCGTTATAAGAACGGTAGATCTTAGGTGTGTGGATATATCAGATTTCATCATAGCCCACATTGACCTTGATGTACATGCGTGTGGAACTTACGAGGAGATAACCTTAGCCAACAGGCAGAAGAAGCCAATTTTAGTCCACTGCAAGCAGGGTAAGAAGAATGCTCCAAACTGGCTGTTTTTTATGTTGCCACATGAGCATATTTTTGACTCAATGGATGACCTTATGGGATATCTTCATCACGTAAATGAAACCAATGAACCACACCACTACGAGAGGTGGTTTTTCTTCAACAGAGATGTTACGGGGTACATAACTAGCAATGTCTAACAGAAAACTTCAGCGAAAAACACTAGCAATGGACAAGCTGGTCAGAATGCAACAACACTTGGAATCATGCGAAGATCTTTCAAAAGAGCA